CCTGAACTGTTGCGAGCAGTTGCAGAGTTGCTTAAAGAGATTAATCGATAAATTCTATGAATTCGATTTTAGCTGAAGCGATAGCTACTATTTTGTCTCCAACAAAAGTATATGAGCCATTAGTGAACAAGGAACTTTTAATTTTTTCTTTTGATATTTCAACAGTTCCGCGATGACCTGACTTTATCACTTTTTCTAAATTATTGATTTCAACAAATTTATCATTAGAAAGATATAAACAAGCTTTCATACTTATCACCTCCTTAGGTTGATAACAACATTATACACGAAAGGAGCATAAACATTATGCAAGCATTACAAACAAAATCGAACATCGGAGAAATGTTCAACATACAAGAAAAAGAAAATGGAGAAATCGCAATCAGTGGTCGAGAACTTCATCAAGCATTAGAAGTTAAGACAAGATATAACGATTGGTTTGAAAGAATGATTAATTATGGCTTTGAAGAAAATATTGATTATACAGCTCTTACTCAAAAAAGAGTAACAGCTCAAGGTAACGCTATTAATTATTTAGACCACGCACTCACACTAGACACTGCAAAAGAAATCGCAATGATTCAACGTAGTGAACCCGGTAAACGTGCAAGACAATATTTCATCCAAATTGAAAAAGCATGGAACAGCCCAGAAATGATTATGCAACGTGCTTTAAAAATTGCTAACAACACAATCAATCAATTAGAAACAAAGATTGAACGTGATAAACCAAAAATTGTATTTGCAGATGCAGTAGCTACTACTAAGACATCAATTTTAGTTGGAGAGTTAGCAAAGATCATTAAACAAAACGGTATAAACATCGGGCAACGCAGATTGTTTGAGTGGTTACGTCAAAACGGATTCCTTATTAAACGCAAGGGTGTGGATTATAACATGCCTACACAGTATTCAATGGAACGTGAGTTATTCGAAATTAAAGAAACATCAATCACACATTCGGACGGTCACACATCAATTAGTAAGACGCCAAAAGTAACAGGCAAAGGACAACAATACTTTGTTAATAAGTTTTTAGGAGAAAAATAAAAATCTTAATAGGAGGAATTATCAATGAACACACTATACAAAACAACCCTCCTCATCACAATGGCAGTTGTGACGTGGAAGGTTGTAAAGATTGAGAAAAACACAAGATTTAAACTTAGAAATTTTGATTATCCAAAAATTAATAATGCTCAGAGCAAATCATTGTTGGATATTGCTAGTCACGATCTAAAAGATATTTAACTGTATTCAAAATTTTCATATCTTGTTGAGCTTTTAAGCTTTCGTATAAAGCTATTGAATAAATAATTTCGTAAGATACGTTTTCAGGAGCATCTTCTTTCAACTTATTTATTCTATCTCTAAAAAAGTCACTGTCACCACCGAATTCTTTTTCGGCTTGATTACTAAGTTCACCAAAGAAATTTTGAAAATCATTAAATTCCATACTTATCACCTCCTTTCACTAGGAGATAACTAAATTATACACAACACAAAAATAAAAAGGAGGAATAGATATGATAAAAAATAGTTTGCAAGCTAAAGAACTTGCAGTAATTTTATCTGTTTCTAAATCCAAAGCAGGACAAATAATAAGAGAACTGAATAAAGAGCTTGAAGACGAAGGTTACATTGCGATTCGAGGCAGAATACCAGTCCAATTAGCTAGAGAAAAATTCCCTTATCACGGCTTGTCAGACGAGAGAATAATGGAGGCGTTGAAAAAAGAAAATGAGTAACATTTATAAAAGCTATCTATTAGCAGTATTATGCTTCACAGTCTTAGCGATTGTACTCATGCCGTTTCTATACTTCACTACAGCGTGGTCAATTGCGGGATTCGCAAGTATCGCAACATTCATATTTTATAAAGAATACTTTTATGAAGAATAAAAAAACTGCTACTTGCGCCAACAAGTAACAGTATCAAACAAAACACTTAAGAAAAAATTCATGTTCAATATAAAACGAAAAACGGAGGAAGTCAAGATGTATTACGAAATAGGCGAAATCATACGCAAAAATATTCATGTTAACGGATTCGATTTTAAGCTATTCATTTTAAAAGGTCATATGGGCATATCAATACAAGTTAAAGATATGAACAACGTACCAATTAAACATGTTTATGTCGTAGATGAGAATGACTTAGATATGGCATCAGACTTATTCAACCAAGCAATAGATGAATGGATTGAAGAGAACACAGACGAACAGGACAGACTAATTAACTTAGTCATGAGATGGTAGGAGGTCGCTATGAATCAGACTGTAACTTATATCATCCGTCATAGGGATATGCCAATTTATATAACTAACAAACCAACTGATAACAATTCAGATGTTAGTTACTCCACAAATAGAAATAGAGCTAGGGAGTTTAACGGTATGGAAGAAGCGAGTATCAATATGGATTATCACAAAGCAATCAAGAAAACAGTGACAGAAACTATTGAGTACGAGGAGGTAGAACATGACTGAACAAACTAATCAAGATGTCGATATTTTAACGCAACTAGGTGTAAAAGACATCAGCAAACAAAATGCAAACAAGTTTTATAAATTTGCGATATACGGCAAGTTCGGTACTGGTAAAACTACGTTTTTAACAAAAGATAACAATGCCTTAGTACTAGATATAAATGAGGACGGAACAACGGTAACAGAAGATGGGGCAGTTGTGCAGATTAAGAATTATAAGCATTTTAGTGCAGTGATTAAAATGCTGCCTAAAATTATTGAACAACTAAGAGAAAACGGAAAACAAATTGATGTTTTAGTGATTGAAACAATCCAAAAGTTACGTGATATCACTATGGACGACATCATGGACGGTAAATCAAAGAAACCGACATTTAATGATTGGGGCGAGTGTGCTACACGCATTGTAAGTATTTATCGTTATATTTCTAAATTACAAGAACATTATCAATTTCATCTTGCTATAAGCGGACACGAGGGCATTAACAAAGACAAAGATGATGAGGGAAGTACTATCAATCCAACAATCACGATAGAGGCACAAGACCAAATAAAAAAAGCAGTCATCAGTCAATCTGACGTGTTAGCAAGAATGACAATAGAAGAACATGAGCAAGACGGCGAAAAAACTTATCAATATGTACTTAACGCTGAACCATCAAATTTATTCGAGACAAAGATAAGACACTCAAGCAACATCAAAATTAACAACAAACGTTTCATTAATCCAAGTATTAACGATGTTGTACAAGCAATTAGAAATGGTAATTAAAAATTAATTAAAAGGACGGTATAAAAATTATGAAAATCACTGGTAGAACACAATACATTCAAGAAACTAATCAAGAGGCATTCATGAAAGGTGGGGACTTTTTAGGAGCTGGAGAATTTACAGTAAAAGTTGCAAATGTCGAGTTTAACGACAGAGAAAACAGATACTTCACGATTGTTTTTGAAAACAACGAAGGTAAACAATACAAACACAACCAATTCGTCCCACCATTCCAACAAGATTATCAAGAAAAACAATATATCGAGTTACTTAGTAGATTAGGAATTAAATTGAACTTACCAGATTTAACTTTTGACACAGATCAATTAATTAACAAAATCGGAACTATTGTACTTAAAAATAAATTTAACGAGGAACAAGGCAAGTATTTTGTAAGACTCTCATATGTAAAAGTTTGGAATAAAGACGATGAAGTAGTTAATAAACCAGAACCTAAAACTGATGAGATGAAACAAAAAGAACAGCAAGCAAATGGGAAACAGACGCCAATGAGTCAACAATCAAACCCATTCGCTAATGCTAATGGTCCAATAGAAATCAATGATGATGATTTACCGTTCTAGGACGTGGTTTAAATGCAATACATTACAAGATACCAGAAAGACAATGACGGTACTTATTCCGTCGTTGCTACTGGTGTTGAACTTGAACAAAGTCACATTGACTTACTAGAAAACGGATATCCACTAAAAGCAGAAGTAGAGGTTCCGGACAATAAAAAACTATCTATAGAACAACGCAAAAAAATATTCGCAATGTGTAGAGATATAGAACTTCACTGGGGCGAACCAGTAGAATCAACTAGAAAATTATTACAAACAGAATTGGAAATTATGAAAGGTTATGAAGAAATCAGTCTGCGCGACTGTTCTATGAAAGTTGCAAGGGAGTTAATAGAACTGATTATAGCGTTTATGTTTCATCATCAAATACCTATGAGTGTAGAAATGAGTAAGTTGTTAAGCGAAGATAAAGCGTTATTATATTGGGCTACAATCAACCGCAACTGTGTAATATGCGGAAAGCCTCACGCAGACCTGGCACATTATGAAGCAGTCGGCAGAGGCATGAACAGAAACAAAATGAATCACTACGACAAACATGTGTTAGCACTGTGTAGACAACATCATAATGAACAGCACGCAATTGGCGTTAAGTCGTTTGATGATAAATATCACTTGCATGACTCGTGGATAAAAGTTGATGAGAGGCTCAATAAAATGTTGAAAGGAGGAGAATAATGGTTAAATCGATATTTTTACAAGATGGAGAAGAAATTTTAGTTGATGATGAAGATTACGAGAGAGTTAATCAGCATACTTGGCATAAAGCTTTTAAAGATAATTACAGAATGATTGTGAATAGTGATAAAAAGCATTTACCTGATTTTATTCTAAAAAAAAGTTTCCAAAAAATAAAAAACAATGATTTCACAAGAAAAAATCTAACAACTGAAGGTAATAAAACAAGATGGAGCAAAGCGAAGTGTAACAATTCATCTAAATATAAAGGCGTTTCATGGGATAAAAAAAATAATAATTGGTATGCATGTATAGCTGTTGATAAAAAAACCAAAAACTTAGGTCACTTTGTAAATGAAGATGAAGCAGCAAAAGCTTACAACAATGCAGTTAATGAATATTGGGGTGGTGTTGGTTACCTTAATATAATTGGAGAAGATAATAGGCTGAAAAAAAGAAACTATAAAACAAACATAAAGCAATTGAAGAGGGGAACTGATAAAAACAATTTAAGAGGAATAAACAAAATAAAACATAGATATTATTCAAAAATATTTTATTCTGGCAACTATATAGCGTTAGGCGGATATGACGATTTAAACAAAGCGAGATTAGTTTACAACAAATGTTCGTCATACCTGCATGGATCTGACGCGATCCTTAACGACGTACCTATGACAGATGAACTTAAAGAATTCATATCTAACTGGGAAGTACCGGACAAAATAAAAGCGCTGAAAGGAGAAGACAATGGGAGAAGTATCGTGGATAAAACTTAAAGTTGGCATGTTTGATGACAGCAAAATCAAATATATCGAAGCTTTACCCGAAAGAGATACGATCATAACCATTTGGGTTAAGTTGCTAACTTTATCAGGAAAGTACAACGAACAAGGTTACATTATGTTATCTGAAAACTTGCCGTATAACGAAGAAATGTTAGCAAATGAGTTTAGCCGACCTATTAACTCAATAAGGTTAGCAATACAAACTTTTGAGACGTTGGGCATGATTGAAAAAGTTAATGGTGTCATAAAAGTGACAAACTGGGAAAAACACCAAAACATTGAAGGACTCGAGAAAATCAGGGCTCAGAACAGGTTGAGGAAACAAAAGCAACGAGAAAACAACAGAAAATTGCTAAATGGTCACGTGACGTCACGTGACAGTCACGCAACAGAAGAAGATAAAGAATTAGAAAGAGATAAAGAAAAAGATATAGATAAGAACTTAAGTTCAAATAATAGCGCAACTGACGTTACGCATGAGCAATTTGAGGAATGGTGGAAACTTTACAACAAGAAAAAAGATAAGAAGATGTCTTTCACTAAATTCAAATCATGCGTAAAGAAACATACTTTTGAGCAAATCATGCAAGGTACTCGAGAGTATTTAAAAACTATTACAGACAAACAATATCAAAAGTACCCTAAAACGTTTTTAACTAACGAAAGCTATATGAATGATTATAGCGAAGAGATTAAAGAAACTGGTATAGATCAATTGGAACGTATGAAGTACGACGAAAGTTATTGGGACTAGGAGGATGTTATGAAACCGTTATTCAACGAAAAAATAAACGAAAGTTTAAAAAAATATCAACCAATCGAAGTAATACTAAGACAGAATTGCGATAAATGCGGGCATCAATATGACTTATATAAGTTTGAAAATGGATATGAATACAAAGACGGTTGCGAATGTGAAATTCAAAGATTGGCTTACGAAGAATACAAAAGGAATAAACAAAAGAAACTTGATTATATTTTCAA